ATGAGCTTCAAGGCGACCGCATGGGCTTGGGAACAGACCGGCCTCAAGCCTTCTCCGAAGATGGTCCTGCTTTGCCTCGCGGACTGTCACAACCCGCGCAAGGGTTGCTTCCCTTCGCAGGCATATATCGCTGACCAGTGCGAAATGGATCGCGCCACGGTCAACCGCCACTTAAAGACCCTTGAAGCACGGGGCCTTATCCGGCGCGAAAAGGCATTCGACCAAGCGACGAAAAGACAACTGCCGACTCGCTATCATCTCGCGTTCGAAGGTGCCGAAGCCACCCCCGAGACCCCGCAAGATGAACATGACCCCGTGTCGCAAGATGCAACACGGGCCGTGTCGCAAAACGACCCCGAGCCGTGTTGCAAAAAAAGCGAAAGCCGTGTCGCAAAACGCAACAGTAACCTTGTAAAGGAAAAAATAATTAATCCGCGCGGGCACGCGAACGCAGGTGCGCGCAAGGGTGCCCGCGTTGTCGGGTTTGCCGAAAGTCAAACCGCGACGGGGCCGACCGATCTGCCCGCATCCCGCCGCAACCGCTTTGACGAGGTGCAGAACGCTTTTCGCGATGAGCAATTCGAGGGCAGCCCAGTTCGCGGCCTTCGCCTTGTCGAAGCGAATGCGCACCCTGTCGCGCTCACCGATTGGGGGCGCTGGATGGCTGAGAACGGGCTGCCGGAACTCTACCACTTCCCCTTGTCCAAAACGTCAGACAAAGGCGCAACCTACTGGTTTCTGCCCTGGCCCGAGCCGCCAAAGAACGAGGTCCAGAAAGCCCAAGCTCTACGATTTTTCAAACGCCTGCTGAGTGTGGAAGCCGCGTGCCACGCAGCGGAATGACTACCAGCACCACGTCGAGAAAGGATACCCCGATGGCCAAGAAGAACTACAGCGAAACGGAACAGAAAGCCGGTGAACACCTCGCCCGACTGGTGATTGCTTGCGAGGATGCAGCCGCCGACGACGACACCGGCGAGCAAGCTGCCGCCGTGATCCGGGCCGCGAGCGAACTGGCCGGGATGCTGGCCGCTGCCGGTGTTCCCGTCAGTCTCATTTCCTCTGCCATCTTCGCGGATATGGTCATGCAGTTTGTCCAGCAGACTGGTGGTGAGGCCACGGTGGACAGGCTTGTGCGCACCGCAGATTTGGTCGGGCCTATCCCGTCGCTCGACCAAGCGAAGCTGATCGCGGCTGAGGTGGCCGGAAGCGCCTGACATTCGCTGCCAACGGGTCCTTCTGGCGCAGAATGTATGCGGGGGGCGGAAGCGCAAAGCATCGGGCGCTGCAAAAAAATGCAAAGGGGTTAAAGACTTATGCGCATCGTACAAGAGCTGCCGGGGCTTGAGGGCGACCGTGCCGTTGTGCGCATCGGCGGCGCCGACCTTTGCAACCTGCTGCGCATCACCCCTGCCGCCCTCACGGGGCTAGTGAAACGCGACCTTGCGGTGAAGCTGGGGCACGATGCCTATGACCTCCCCGAAACCGTTGGCCGCTACACCGAGCACCTGCGCGGCGTGGCAAGCGGGCGCGGCGGCGAGGAACAGGCCCTGACCCTGACCGGCGAGCGCGCCCGGCTGGCCCGCGCCCAGGCGGACGCGCAGGAGCTCAAGAATGCCACCCTGCGCGGTGAACTGGTCCCGGCCATCGAGGTTGAGCGCGCGTGGGCTGACACCCTGCGCGGCCTTCGCTCTCAGCTGCTGGCGCTGCCTTCGCGGCTTCGCGCCGACCTTGGGCACCTGACTGCCGCCGATGTAGCCGCCATCGACCGCCAGATGCGCGACATGCTGGCCGAACTGGGGAACTCCGATGCAGACGATTGAGCACGTCCAGCGCCGCGCGCTGCGCGCCTTGATCCCGCCGCCGCGCCTGCGCCTGTCAGACTGGATCGAGTCGGAAATCAGCCTGCCGGACGGGGTTTCGGCACAGCCCGGTCCGGTGCGGCTCTGGCCTTTTCAGCGTGAAATCGCGGACGTGATTGGCGACCCGCTGATTGAACGGGTCACGCTGGTGAAGCCCGTGCGCGTCGGCTTCACCACGCTGTTGACCAGTGCCTTGGCAAGTTTCGTGGCGAACGAGCCCGCGCCCATTCTCTGCCTGCTACCCGCCGAAGCCGATTGCCGCGATTACATGGTATCGGACGTTGAACCGATCTTCGGCGCGTCCGATGCCGTCGCTGCCGCGCTTTCGGACGAGCGCGACGAAGCCGGGCGCAACACGCTTCTGTCGCGGCGCTTCCCCGGCGGCTCTCTCAAGGTTGTGGCGGCGAAGGCCCCGCGCAACCTGCGCCGCCACAACGTCCGAATCCTGTTCATTGACGAAGCGGACGGCATGGAGGCGACTGCCGAAGGCTCACCGATCCTGCTGGCCGAACGCCGCACGCTCTCTTTCCCTGACCGGAAAATTGTCATGGGTTCCACGCCCGTGCATGAGGAAACAAGCCACGTTCTGCGCGCTTATGCCCAATCCGATGCCCGCGTGTTCGAGGTGCCTTGCCCGGAATGCGGGACACTCACCGAAATCCAGTGGGCGCATATCATCTGGGATGAAGGCAAGCCGGAAACCGCACGCTTTCGCTGCCCGCATTGCGAAGCCGAAGTGAGTGAGTGTCACAAGCCGCAGATGGTCGCGCAAGGGCAATGGCGCGTGACCAGGCCCGAAGTGCAGGGCCACGCCGGTTTCCGGCTCAACGCGTTGGTGAGCCTTCACGCGAACGCCGCGTGGGAAAAGCTGGCGGCCGAGTTTGCCGCAGTGAAGAACGATCCAAGCACGCTGCAAACCTTCGTTAACACGATCCTGGGCCAGGGCTGGCGCAGCGACGGTGACGAACTGGCCGAAGATGAACTTGCCGCCCGCGCCGAAGCCTTCAGCTTGAACGTGGTGCCCTCCGAGGTGCTGGCCCTGACAGTCGGCATCGACGTGCAGCATGACCGACTGGAGGCAACCTTTGCCGGATGGACCGAAGACGGCGCGGCGCTGGTGCTGGGGCATCGCGTCATCTGGGGCGAATTCGACGATGACCACACATGGCGGGAACTGGATGACCTGCTGCGCACCCGGTTCCGCCACGCCCTGGGCGGGTCCATCGGCATCGACGCCACGGCCATAGACGCGGGCGACGGCGCGTCCATGCACCATGTCACCGCTTTCGCCATGCCGCGCACCCGAGCGAAGGTTCTGGCAATCAAGGGCGCAGGTGGCAACCGCCCGCCGATTGAGCGTGCCGGGTCCAAGACCAAGACAGGGGCCCGCCTCTGGATTGTCGGAGTCGATACGATCAAGGCGCAGCTCTTCGCCCGCCTGTCTCAAGCCGGGTCGGTCCGATTCTCCGAAGACCTGCCGCCGGTCTGGTTTGAGCAACTGGCATCGGAGCGCAGCGTTGTCCGTTACCGTCGCGGCCAGCCGGTGCGTAGCTTCGAGCGGGTGCCGGGCAGGCGCGCCGAGGCGTTGGATTGCACCGTCTATGCCTTCGCGGCCCGGAACATCATCAACCCCGATTGGGATCGCCGCCGCGTCGAACTGGCGAGTGACCAGCCCCGGCGGCGAACTGCTGGGCCCATTCTGAATTCAAGCTGGATGCAAAGATAGGGGAGGGCGTTCCCCGGCCGAGGCATGGCCGAATTCGCCCCGGTTAGACGGTGAGTGCGTAAACCCCGTCCGCGCGCGGTTCCGGCCTCCTTCGGGGCGCGGCGCGCCACGAGTTTGCTGGCCGACCCTGCAAAGATACGCAGGGTCGGTCTCTTGGTCTCGCAGGCAGGCGCGCTATTCCTCTTGGTCAGGGAACTCCTCCGTGAACTTCTCGTCCATGGCCTGAAAGTCCCTGCGGAATTCCTCGTCCATGGCGGGATAGAGCCGGTCGAACTCTGCGAGTTGTTCATCTATTTCCGGCTTCAAAGCCTGATGCAGTTGGGGCAAGGTGAACTGAGCGACCTCATGGGCAGGCAGGCCGTCGCGCGAAGAAATGTGGAATCGGGCTGCCTGCAATCCGTGCTCACTCTGATAGCCACGCTTTTCTGCAAGGCAGGTTCCCAGGGCCGCGATGGCTTCGTTTTCAGCACGCAACCATGCGCGCTCGGCAGCGATGATCTTCTGTGAATTTATTGGCATTTTGTTTCCTTTCTCTTTCGCGAGGACACTGCGCCCCCGCGTGAGTCGAAGCCTGCAACATGAACCCCATTAGGGTGTAGGCGCAGGTGGGCGCAAAGGGGCACGGACCGACGCAACAGGCACGCCTTCCAAAAAGTGTTGTCACCTCCCCAGTTTTTCGCTAGTGTGGTGATCAAACACCACTTTGGAGCGGATTCCCGATGACCCACCCGCCGGAAGGATATGGCCGCTATCGACCGATGACGGTGGGAGAGGTGGCGCGCATCGCTGGCGTTCCGCGGGAAACACTGCGGACGTGGTTGCGGTCGCCGGTATTCGACACGTTGCGCCAAGCAAAGCAAGAAGGCGGTTGGCGCCGTTTCACCGACTTTGAGGCGATCACCATTGGCGTCTACGCCAGATTGCTCCGATGCGACTTGGGCCACGATGCGGCAGAAGTCGGGATGCTCGTCTCTGCCAAGATGCTGATGGACGAATGGGCCGAGGTTGATGGCGTCCCTTATTTCTCCGACGAAACACACAATCGGGACCGTTTCCTATTTTTCTGGTGCGACCAGGACGGAAAATGGGCGGCCGATGTTGTCTCGATGGGTGACGATTTCAACGCGATGATGAATGCGCGGATCGACGACACCTATTCGGACGGTCCTGCATTCTCCGTGATCAACCTTGGGTGCATCCTCAAGCACACACTTCTGGCTCTGTTCAAGGTTCAAGTCGAGAAGGGGGCCGGAGAATGACCGCGCACCCTCGAGCCCCCCGGAACGGCATCCGCGCGGCCTTGCGCGGCTTCTTTCGTCGCAGCGGTATCGAGGCAGGCGGCGGCGGCTGGCGGTTTCAGGGGCTTCCGACCCTGCCCATGCCGCAGCAATCGTCGCTTGCCGCCCGTGGCCCCGCGAAGGCCCGCGCCGCAGCCTTGTCGCAGAACAACGGCATCGCGGCCCGGATCATTGAGACATGGACCGGCGCGCTTGTCGGCAAGGGCTGGCAGGTGCAATCGCAACACCCCGACCGGCAGATTGCCCGCGTCCTGAATGACGAACTGGAAAGCCTTGTCGGGTCGCTGCTGCCGATGATCGCCCGCGCCGTGGTGCGCGACGGCGAATGCTTCCTGCGGCTGCTGAGCGGTCCGCAGGGCTTTCGCCTCGCGGTCCTGCCCGCCGATCAGATCGACCCGGCTATGACCCGCGACCTGGGCGATGGCGGGCGCATCGTGGCAGGCGTCGAATTCGACGCTTCGGAACAGGTTGTGGCCTACCACGTGTTGCCCGACGCGCCGGGCACGGCCTTCGCCTACTACGGCGAACCTCTGCGCATCCCCGCCGCCGAAATTCTCCACATCTTCGACCCGATCTTTCCGGGCCAGGTGCGCGGCATGACGTGGCTCGCACCGGTCCTGTTGAAGCTGGCCGATTATGACGCCGCGTCCGACGCCATGCTTATGAACCTCAAGACCCAAAGCCTGTTCGCGGGCTTTGTCACCGATCTTGAGGGCGGCGCGGCGGGCTTTGACGGCAACCAGGACGCCGGCACGGTGAACGTGAGCCTGGAACCCGGCGCCATGCGCATCCTGCCGCCAGGCAGTGACGTGAAATTCGCCCAGCCCGGCGGTGGGCTCACGGAACAGGTGGGCTTTCTCAAGGCGCAGCTGCGCGAAATCGCGGCAGGCACCGGCCTGATGTATGAACAGCTGAGCGGCGACCTGTCCGAAGCGAACTATTCCAGCGCCCGGTTCGGGCTGCTGGAATTCCGCCGCCTCGCCGAGCAACGCCAGCGCATCTTGATCGAGAGCCAGCTTTTGCGCCCGCTCTGGCGGCGCTGGATCAATTGGAAGGCTCTTGCCGGTGAGATCACCGCCGAGGATGCCGCAGACCCCGATTACCGCGCCGTGCGCTTCGTCGCACCCGGCTGGCAGTGGGTGGACCCGCTCAAGGAGGTCAACGCCGAGGTGCGCGCCATCGAAGCCGGGTTGAAATCCCGCGCTGAAGTGGTGGCGAGCCGGGGCCGCGACATTGACGAACTCGACGACGAAATTGCAGCCGACCGCCGCGCGGCCCGGCAGGAAGGTGACGTATGACCATTCACTTGCGCAGCGTGACGCCGCGCCCCTCCACCCTCGACACCGAAGCCCGCACCGTTGAAGCTATAGTTTCCACCGGGGCCGATGCGACCCGCGCAGGCTACGTCGAACGGCTCGACCTGTCGGGCGCGGACCTGTCGCGGCTGGTGGGCGGTCCGGTCCTGGACGGTCACCGTTCGGAAACGACGCGCGACCAGCTGGGCATCATCGAAGCCGCCGAGGTTCGCGCCGAGGGGCTTTGGGTGCGCATCAAATTCCGCAGCAACGAAGCCGCCAAGGCGGTGCTGTCCGACATTGCGGACGGCACGCTGCGCGGTCTCAGCGTCGGCTACACGGTCCAGCAATGGGCCGAAGCGCGCGAAAGCAATCGGCGGGTGCGCACCGCCACCAAATGGACTCCGCTGGAAGTCAGCGTGGTCCCGATCCCTGCCGATCCTTCGGCGCACTTCCGCAATGGAGCAACCCAAATGGAAAACGAGACCCTTGAGACCGCCTCCACGGCGGCACCGCAAACCGCGACCCGCACCGACATGAACCGGGAAATCCGGTCCATCGCCCAACTGGCAAACCTGCCTGCCGAGTGGATCGACTCGCAGATCGACGCCGAAGCCACCCCCGAGGCTGCGCGTGCCGCTGCCTTCGAGGAAATGGCGACACGTCAGGCGCAGACTCGCACCCGGTCTGCCCGCGTCGAAATCACGGCGGACCACACCGACCCGCAGGTGATCGCGGAACGAGCAGGCGAAGCCCTGTTCGCCCGATCGAACCCGGCTCATGAAATTTCGGCACCGGCCCGGCAATATGCCGGTCTGACCATCCCCGAGGTGGCGCGCCAGTGCCTCACCCGGTCCGGCATTTCGACCACGGGCGCGGCGACGGAAAGCCTTGTCACGCGGGCGCTGCACTCCACGTCCGATTTTCCGCTGATCTTGGGCGACGCCGTGAACCGGGAACTGCGCCGAGCGTATCAGGCGGCACCGTCCGGCATTCGCCAGATCGCCCGCCAGACCACGGCCCGCGACTTCCGGGCCAAGCGCGCGGTGATGCTGGGCGAAGCCCCCGAACTGGAAAAGGTGCTGGAAGGCGGCGAATACACCTATGGCACGATTGCCGAGGGCGCAGAGTCCTACAAGGTGGAGACCTTCGGGAAAATCTTCGCCATCACCCGGCAGGCGCTCATCAACGACGATCTGGGCGCATTCACCCGCGTCCCGGCGATGATGGGGCAGGCCGCCGCAGCCTTCGAGGCCAAGACGCTGGCGGGGCTGATCGACGGCAACCCGGTCATGGCGGACGGTGTGGCCGTCTTCCATGCCGATCACGCCAACCTCGACTCCGCAGCGGTGATCGACACCACCGGGCTTTCGTCCTCGCGCCTGCTGCTGCGCTCGCAGACCGGGCTGGGCGGCGGCAAGATCAACTCCACGCCGAAATTCCTGCTGGTCTCGGCCGACCGCGAGACCGAAGCGGAACAGGCGCTGGCCGCGATTACTGCGACGAGGACCGACGACGCCAATCCGTTCAGCGGCCTGTCCCTGATCGTGGACGGATACCTGACCGATGCGTCGGCATGGTATCTGGCCGCTGACCCTGCCGCCCTCGACGCCATCGAATACGCCTATCTTGAAGGCGCGCCGGGACCGCAGATCGAGACCAAGGCGGGCTTCGAGGTAGACGGCATGTCCATCAAGGTCCGGCTCGATTTCGGCGCAGGTTGGATCGACCATCGCGGCATGGTCAAGAACCCCGGCGCACCGGTGAGCTAATGGCTATCGAGGTCAGCGAACTGGAAGGACTGCGGGACGAGCTCATTCGAGCTCGCGCCCGTGGCGTCCGCGTGACGGTCTATGAAGGCAAGCGGCTGGAATACGGCAGTGATGCCGAACTGGCCGCTGCAATCGCAGACCTCGACCGCCGTATTTCCCGCGCCAACCGGGCACCCGCGCGTGCGTTGAGGATCTTGACCTCCAAGGGAGTGTGAAATGGCAAATTCTGTTCTCGAGAACTCTGACCCTCGAAAAGGGGGAAGGGCTACCTAATGCCGTCCCGGCGGGTCATATTGGGTGATCGCCCGCCTTCCTACGTCTCCAAGGCAACCTTGGCGGCGGAACTGGATATTTCCGAATCGACGGTGGATGCGCTGGTGCAACGCGGCATTCTCCCGAAGCCGATTAAGGTGGGCGGTTCCGTCCGGTGGAACTGGGCACAGGTCAATGCGTCTCTCGGAGCAACCGCCGCCTCGCCGGAAGCCGATCCTTTCATGCAGGGCCTTTCCAATGTCTCCTAA